CTTGTTCGCGTAACGCGCAACCTTTAACCCAACCATCATCATCGCGACGTCTTCGTTAGATATCTCGACGCCGAGGATCATCGACCATACCTTTGAGATACGGGCAAAGTTTTCCTCAGGACCTCCATATTGCGTGTCCCTGTCACCTGTGATGATCTTTGCGGCCTCGCGTAAAGCCTCGACGCGATACTGAACTACCGCTTCATTCTCTGTCATTTATCTTCTACCTTCGTACGAATAGTGATGATTCCTGTAAGTATCTTGCCGTTATCTAGCTTATCCTTGATCTGCAGCTCGGAGTCCATAGGCAGCGTTGCGTTTTTGTCACCGCAAAAATCCTGCCAACGCTGCTTAGCACCCTCCATAATCTCAGTCAAGGTAGAACCTGTAATAAAAAATTCAACTGTAGATCTCATTATTGAACTCTCTTTTGAAGTTGATGAGGTGAATAGTGAGCTCCATCAAGGATAGGTTCCCTATTATCGTTAGACTTAAAGATGATGTCGCCGTAGCGAATTCCTACGACCTTACCTCTGCGTCCGTTGTGAAGAGAACCTGTAGATCCCTGGTACGCGTCTAGCTTTACGCGCACCTGATCTCCTACGGTAATCGCTCCTGGTTGCGCATCGGTCCATACCTCGTTGGCAACCTCAGGGGTTACCGCGTGGCCAAGCGCTAGCTTATTAAATAACGCAAGTACTTCTTTTTGTTGAGGATCAGATAATTTTAGAGGCTCCCATGCTGCAAGAAGTTTTAGCAGCGCGTTTCCCACGCCAACCTTAACCTTTGCCTCCTGCATCTGTTCTTTAATCCATTTCTCGTTAATCTCAGGCACTGTAATCTACCTCCCTTGGTAAACATTTTGCGCACATTTCTGGGCTTGCGCCACGACCTACGTCGTCAATTGCACGCTGGCATAGAGCACATTTTACTCCGATGTCCTTAACCTTGTACCCGTCTAGCTGACGTTGCTTGTTGCGTTCCATCTTCTCAAGATAGAACTTATCCAGCATCTCGTCTGTTCCACCCGCCGCAACGATAATGTTTGCGACAAAGTGTAAAACGTCAACCGCTTCCTTAATTACTTCTTCTCTATCCGCATAAGGAGCGTCGTGTTGCCAAGGCTTCCATGAGATTGCCTGGCGCATCTCTGCAAGTTCATCGTCTACCGCTAGCATATTCCAGCGTAGGTACTCTACAAACTTACGGATGTTCTGAGGCTTGTCGCCTTGCATTTCTTCGTAGTTAATGAAGTATACGTCCTTTTGTAGTTCACGTGTACGCTTTAACCAGTTATTAAACAAGATGGTCATTAGTTTTGCTCTTTTCTCGTGAATAGACCTAGTGCCTGTGATAAGTTAATTGCTGCTTCCCTACGTGTAGGTACATTTTCTAGATACGCGTTACGTTGCTGTGTAGCAAGTGATAAGCGTTCTTCCTGTGACATACTCTCGATACTCGACGCAAGATGAGTCCATGATGAACCCAAGAGTTGACTTTCCTTCCAGTTTGTGGCGATAGGCGTTGCCGCGTTCATGCACTGGATATATCTGTAACTCCACCATGTACTAGAAGGATATGGAGGAATAAGTGCGCCTATGCCTGAGGATATCTGCGCATACACCTGCGAGTCACTCCAGGACTTATTCCACTTCATAGGAACTGTTGGAGTTGATAACGTAGACGCGGTAGACTTAACCCACTTGGTAGAGTAGTTTTCTACTACCCATTTATCACGGCGCTCGATGTCAAGCATCTCCTGCGTTGAGATTAAATACGCATCTAAGTTTATAGCCTTAAGTGAATCACGTGCACCTTCAGGTAGGAAGTTAGCAACGTGCTCTGTCTCGTCTGTCCACGACAGCGATGGGTACAACGTTATAGGCCAAGGCTTGTTAAGCAGGTCCTCTATGACCTCTATAAGGTTATTAAGCATGTTTGGTTGTGACGCGTGACTAAAACCTCTACGGTAGGAATAAAAAGGCTTGGTAAGGTTGTCAGGTGTCTTAACCATCGCGCGTAAGCTTGCGGTAATCTTTCCAGGTTCAGGTGCGTCAATAAATAAACGCAACTTAGGCGAGTCAAGCAACACGTCCATAACACTTAACGCGCCGTAGACGTGGTTTGCACTTAAGCTTGTTATAGGACTAATTCCAACAAGCACGGAGTCATATTGCTCAAGATCATTTAAGTTCCAGGAGACCTCAGGATTTTCCTGTATAACCTCGTGTCCTTGTTGCTCAAGAACTAACTTCATTACTCCCGGAAAAGATAACGAGCGCAGGTTAGCCTTCTCTGAGGCATGAGAAGCACTCATTCCTGTGATAAGAATTTTACTCATACAAGTGTACCGTCTGCCTTCAATGCACGGCCTTTATCCTCGGCAACCGCGCGCTTAATGATACGGTCGCAGTGCTCAACAAACGCGGTGTACTCCGGGATGTAAGGTGTAAGAGCGGCGCGTTGTGCCATGGCAGTTGCGTGCAGCTCTGTGTCCGACATCTTTTCAACGTCAGAGATCTTTAGCTTATACGCATCACCAAGTGGATCACCTTCACCCTTATCGGTTACAAGGATAGAGCCAACGTGCGCTGCGTATAGAAAACGACTACGCCACCAGCCGGAGCCAGCGTGTGGATACGGTGGAGAAAGAATTCCCCAGTGTTTGTTGTAAAATTCAAGTACATCTTGCTCTGCTGCAAATCTTTGTCCGCCAAGCTTCTTAATAAGCTTACGACTTCCTACAATCTCAACTTGCCAGTCTGGATTCTTTCTTTCAAGCCAACCATCGTGCGGCATAAGAGCTCCAAGAACCCACGCACGCTTTTTCTCCGTAGGAGGAAGTGCTGTAACAGGTTGTAGCGTTGGAATAACAGTTGACGTTGGATCTAACGCCTCGATAGGTCCTACCGCGTCTGGCATGCGCTTACGCACGATAGCTCTGTCACCGAAAGAATACATAGGACAAACTGGAACCATGCCTGCAAGCCAACGATCTGCGATGAGATCTCGTGATGCCTCAACTAGACGTTTTTCATAAGGCTGTACGTTTTCATCCGTGTCCATCATGTAGTAACGTTCGATGTAGCACTTTTTTGCCGCCGCAGGGTTTGCTTCCTTAACGCGTTCAACCGCTGCCTCGATATCTGCACGACTAAAGTAAGTTGCGCCTTCGTCACCGCGATGCTCAGTTCCTACAAGCAGATGCTTATACAGCATCTCTGGTTTACGAATTAAGGCACGAGCACCGTTGAACACCGTGTTAAACTGCCAATCATCAAAGAATCCAACTGTTGGTAGCCCTGACGATAAAGTGTAGAGTGCACCCATCGCGCCTTGTCGTCCGTTGAGTGAGTTTAACGGTGCAAGGTTTACCCACGCAACATCGTAAGATGAAAGATCCTCACCTGGTGTAACCTTGCGCCAATCAACTTCATGGCCAGCTTCACGTAACGCCTTTGCGATAGAAGCAGGCACGTCAATCTTTTGGATCGTACGCTTCTCCGTGTTAATTTGGAGTGCAGTAAATCCTGTAATTAGAACCTTCATGCCCACTACCTTTCTAAGTAGATTTGGAGTATCACCTATTCACTTTACCAGGAATAGATGATAAACCAGACGTACTTAGACTGCTATTTAGAACGGAGCAGCAGGTGGAGCAGCGGCGGGCGCCGGAGCTGGTGCTTCTGCTACTGGAGCAGCGGCGGGCGCCGGAGCTGGTGCAGGTGCGGGCGCTGGTGCAGGTGCAGGCGCAGGCGCAGCAGCGGCTACTGGAGCTGATGTTGACGCTGTAGACACGTAGTACATCTTAATTTCGTTCTTCTTTTGACCCTGCCATGTGCGAGAGCCGACCTGTGCACGAAATGCGCGACCCTTAACTGCCTGCTCGATTGCAGCGTTAGAAGGACTTGTTGCAAAGAACTCGCGGCCTAGACCGAGAGCTGCCATCTTGCGAAAAAACATACCAAGAGCAGCAGGTGACTCTGGAGTAACAACTAAGTTATCCCAGACAAGACGCTTATTGTGTGCGCCGCCTTGAACCTGTGCTTTAAGCGAGAACATAGTCTTGCCTGATTGTGATACCTTTGCGACAGCTTCTTGAACTACAAGATCATAGTCACCGTCTGGTAGCGCTTCGAAACTGCCTACATCTCCGGCGTCTTTTACAAGATCGCCCCAATTGAGTGAACTCATCTGGTTTATTCTCCTGACTTAGTTGTTGGTGGTGTTACTGCTGGTGTACTTGGTCCGAAAATCATGTCAAGCATGCGTTCGATTCCAAGGTTTTCTTGTTCAACGATCTTTCCAAGTCGACCTTGTACTCGCTCGCCTGCTTCGTATTCGTCTGTACGTTCTACGTACATACGACGTGCCTTAAACGGTGATTGCAGTGGGTCCGGATTAGGAAACGTTTCTACTGTAATTGCGCCAAGGATGTCATAGAAGTATGGTGCTTGAATTGCAAGCTGACCCTGTAGGTAAGGACGTGAACGTCCGTCTGCTCCAGGTCGTGCCATAGCAGTTAGTACAACAGCTTCTAACGGCTGTGTAGGGTGCATTGTAAGGTCACGTAGGTCACGCAATAGCGCACCCATGTGACGAAGCAACTCGCCCCATTGTTGCATCTTCATTTGTTCAGTACCTGCGATTGAATCCATGCACTTCACTTGAAGTTCAGAGATGGAGTCAATGATAAGTGACTTGAACTGATGCTTTCCAGTTTGTAACCACTGGAATGTTTTAAGAACAACATCGTAGTCGCGAACGTTGACGACTACCGTGTCCCAGGTGCCATCGGCAACTGGTGGTTCTTCTCGAATAGGGTCCCAGTACTTAACGGTGATAGGTAGGAATCGATGCCCACCCTCAACGTCAAGCATGAGACGTGGATACGGTGAGGTAACGGCAAAGGTTGATTTACCAACCTTTGATTCGCCGTAAACCATGATAGTCAACGAACGTTGTACGTCAGACATCACTGTTTCCTTTCATCTCTGTGTGTTTGTATAACATTACGCATTTCCTTTCTTTTCGTCGTAACCTTTGTAGTAGCCGTAAGGGTCTGAAGGTTGAAACGCGTCTTCAAGTGCTGCCTCGGCAGCGGACCCATCATCAAACATCGGACATATAGTGAAAAACGAGCACTTCCACTTGCAATCGCGTGTAGGACTTGGGTACACGATAAATCTGTGATCTCCGCCTTCATCAAGTGCCTTACGCGCACCCATCATGTTAGTTAGAACACCGTGGATACGCTGCCAAAACGAGCGCAGGGCAAAAACATTGTGACGAACTTCAATTTGCTCGTAAAAAGGCGGCTTTGCGTTTGCAGAGCGCTTAACCTTCTTTAACATGGTAAAGATTCCGCCTTCAGAGCGTTCACCTTCTTTGTTTTGCGCTGTTTCAAGCATCATGTATGTAAGAATTTGCTCGTTCATGTGCGCCATGGCAGAGAAGTCGGTAAACGAGCCTCCCACCGTCTTAAAGTCTCTAAACATGCGCACTCCGTCAGCCTTACGACGTACACGCATATCAATCTTACCTTGCAGTATAACCTCGCCGTTAAGCAAAGGCATCTCGATGATCTCTTCGGTAGAAATCATCTCTAGTTCAGAGTCAATACCGTTTTCGTCAACCCACTGTAGGTAACCTTCAAGCATGATGCGTCCAAGCTCTGCCTCGGAGTCTAGGTCATACGTATCGCGGAATGTAGACTCAAGAATTAACTTATCCTTGACGACAAGTTCAGAGTGAGCCTCAAGAAGTGGGATGCCCTTGCCGTAGTACATATCAAGTGCCTCGTGAACACGAGAACCAAGTGCAAGTGCGCCTGTCATCTGTTGAGTTCTAGGTTGCAATCGACGATAATATGATAACCACCATCTCCTACGACAATCTTTGAAGGTTTGGATTTCAGAATTTGAGATTCTTATCGGCTGGGTCATAGCTTTCCTGCCTTATCGTCTTTAAGTAGTGAGAGAAGCTTATCTTTATCTTTTACGATTTGTTCAAAGTTATCAGCCTTAGTTGATAGAACTTGAATTACTCGTTCCTCTATGGAGCCATCTGTAACATAGTCTGTGACGATAATCGAG